ATAACAGTTAAACGAAAAAAGTATTGTCCATCATGCGGTCGTGAGTATAAGTTTGGTAATGAATATTGCGCTCGTGATGGTACATATTTAGAACTAAGTCCTCGCTAATGGAGTAGCCCCGAGTTTCCTAAACTTGGTTTGGTGCCAGTTCGATTCTGGCCGAGGGCTCCACTGGTTCGCCTCTTAAGTATTGATAGTGATACGATGCTCTCGTAAAGCATAGAACCTGATGCAAGTTCAGGAAGAGGCACCACGCAAGTGTGACGGGAATTGGTATACCTCCAATCATGAGAGGATTGGGACTGTCAGTTCGAATCTGACCATTTGCACCATATAATCAAGCAATTATAAAAATATTCCACACTAATTTGGATTTATGTAATAATTAATCATCCTAAATAAAAGGAGATTGATATGAGTTACGTTGCTAAGGAATGTATTAAATTGGGTCGTAAATCCTCCTATAGTACTTCGGAATTCGTTGAGGTATTCGGTGGTGATCTGAAACTTGATGGTAGGGTCACATCAAAGGCTAAGGACCACCTGATTATGATTATGGCTAATGTCATTATGGAACTCACCTCCCGTGGTAAATTTAACCTCAAAGATTTCTAATTGGAGTCTAAAATGGCTTGGATGAATCAGGAACGGAAGAAGTTGCTCGTTGAGGGTACAAAGAAGGTACTTAATAAGTACAAAATCAAAGCTACCTTCAAAGTTCGCAACCACTCAACGATTGTAGTTAATATCAAGTCAGGAACTCTGGACTTCATCAAAAATTACAATGAGACTGTGAAGGAAGGAGGTAGGGTTGCGACTAATTACCTTCGAGTCAATCCTTACTGGTACCACGATCACTTTTCTGGTGAGTGCAAGGACTTCATGTCTATGCTGTTCGATGCACTGAACACAGGAAACCACGACAACTCTGATATTCAAACTGACTACTTTGATGTTGGTTGGTACGTTGAAGTGAATATTGGTAATTTCCAGAAACCTTACATTGTTGTAGGCAAATGATTTAAGGAGATATATGAAACTTTTCCTTGATTTAGAAGAAACTATAATTAAGTCGTGGGACAACTCACTTCTCTGCAACGTCAATACTGTTAAAAAGTTCATTGAAACTTCAAGTTTCGTTGAAGCGAACTCTGCAAACCTTCTCCCTGTAACTATTTTCTCATTTGCTATCTGGAACGAGAAAGATAAGTTAGACTTTGTCTGGAGTATGCAAGAACGTATCGAGACAGTCTTGCAGACAAAAGTTGAACGAGTAGTCACAGTTGAAGAGATTGTGAATAGTATTCGCAGGAACATGAAAGCTCACTTGTCAGTCCATGATGTTGTTTCTATCTGGGGCAAACATCGTGCATTCTTTGACTGGTGTAGATTTGAGGAGGAATGCAATTGCAGGTTGTTGGATGATTGTGTTCCTAACTTGTTTTTGGTGAACAAAGACACAGGGTTTTCAACAGAGACAATCAACCTTTTTACATTTGCAAAACAATAGGTTACAAGTAATTTACCACATTTATTCATGTACTGTTATAATGGATTCATGTTGTTGATTTAGATACAAAGTCTTTTCTCTCAGGGTTATGGGACTTAAAATGAAAACGCTGAGAACAACAGTAACACTCTGTCAATTAGACAGTTTTAATGTTCATTAAGAATTTGTGCCCGAGTGGTGGAATAGGATATGCGGATGTGACGGAATTGGCATACGTATCGGACTTAAAATCCGAGTTTTGAGGGTTCGAGTCCCTCCTTCCGCACCACTTTTTTGATTTGCTGATAAATATTTTATATTTGTTAGTATTTCAGGAAAGGTTGTTAATTTTGTTTAAACCCCACATATCTATACATAAAGACACATAACAAAACTGGGTTAAAGTATTTCGGTAAAACTATAAAAGATCCATTCACCTATCTTGGCTCAGGAAAGTATTGGCGCGCCCATTTAAGAAAACATGGATTTGACATAACAACAGTAATTCTTGGGTACTTTGAAAATGAGTCTGATTGCAAAACGACTGCATTAAAATTTAGTCAAGAAAATAATATAGTTGAGTCAAGAGAATGGGCAAATTTAATTGATGAGAATTTAGGAGGTGGATATAACGAATATGCTGTTGAAGCAAACAAGAAAAGAAGTTATAATGGGTTTGGTGATATTAACCCAGCATCATTTAGCAAAGATAGAAGTATTCACAAGAAAGCAATGATATCTTCTCATACTAAAGATGCATGTATGAGAAGATCAGCATCATCTAAAAAGAATAAGAAATCTAATGAGTATAGATGTTGGATAACAAACGGAAAAATTAATAAATTCATATTGAAAGAAGATGTGAACTCTTTTATTCGTCAGAACCCCGAGTTTAAAAGAGGAATGACACAAAAATGAAATTGACCTAAACGACTGCAACAAATGGAGAAATAAAGTGACTGCAATTCTAGCATTGGATCAAGCTGGTACTCCTCGACGGTGGATTTCCGCAGAGGATGCTATTGTGTATGTAGCCAAAGACTTGGTAGCATGGAGTCTTGGTGAGATTGTTGCAACTTTCCGTGGAGGCAACAGACGAGTAGACGGAATTCGTTCTGAACTATCAACCTCAGCTATCATTGCAGTGAAGAACAACACATTCATGCCACTTAAAATGCGTCGTGTTCTTCTTACTAATAAGACGCTGTTTGCACGAGACATGCATATTTGTGCGTACTGTGGAAAGCATTTCAAGTCATCTTCTGATTTGAGTCGAGACCACATCCACCCAGTGTCCCGAGGTGGGTTGAATACCTGGACTAACGTAGTTGCTGCTTGCAAGCGCTGCAACACCCACAAGTCCAATAGGACTCCTGAGGAAGCAGGATTGCAATTATTGTACGTCCCATACGAACCCGGGTTCGCAGAAAATTTAATTCTGCAGAATAGGAAGATCTTAGCATCTCAGATGGACTTCTTGCTACCAAGTGTTCCAAAACATAGCAGGATTCATTCGATTGTCAATTGAGAATTGGGGCCTTCGGATCCCAATTCATTTTAGGTGATTTATGCGCGTTTCTTATTGGAGCAACTCAAAATTTTCTAAATGGGTCCGAAATAAATTTGGTGCCAGCGAGAGACCAACTGCTGCCACGATCGAAGGATGGGATGCCTTCCACAAGGAATCAAAGGAAAAGGCACCATTCGTTCATTGGTTTACCGACGATTTTCTTGATGATCTGCAGGACGTAGTATATTGGCCTAAAAATAAGCTTGATGATATGTCTTACTGGTTTTACAATCGTTTCGTGTCACCAACTCACTTGATTAAGACAGGGTTGACTAAAGGAAAATACCACGAGACCGAAGAAAAGATTCTTCATGGTGTATTTGCTGAATTGGTTGACTTTGTTGAGATCCAAAAGGCATCAATGAATTATCGGTGCGATGACAAAAAGAAACCATTCAGTAAAATGTTCCTACCATACTTCATTCATAAAGTACTTCCATTTCGTAGTCAGCAACTTGGTGTGGATTATTTGTTATGGGAGATCACCCTTAAAAAAGACGATGAATGGTTTGGATACTCGTGGAGAGATGATAAAGAACAGGTTGAGATCGACAAAGCAAATAATCCCGAATACATGAAGCCAACACCTCAGGCAGCAGCTGCCCAAAGAATTTTGGATGCATATGTTTGGTGGAAATTCATTCGACCTATGCGTCCCGATCCTATGGATGCTTCTGGTTACACTGATTATTTTGATAGCTTAGAGAAAAATGGCATTTCTTTATTTTCATCTAAAACAAAAGAGTCAGAAGAATCAAAACAACTTGGCAAAAAATGTTCAGATCAATGTACTGAAATTGAAAAACAATACTTCGATGAAGATACGTATTATCTAAAAGAAATCATTGAGATCAGAGCGAGCCTTTGGACATGAGAAAATTTAGAAACACACCTAGAAAAATAATGCTAGCTAGGCGCAGACGGCGGGTTCGTTGTAAATATTTAGTTGAATTTTTCGATAAGGAACTGAACTGTATACTGTTTGCTTTTGGTTCTAAGCTAACTGAAATAAGAAACAGTGAAGAATTTATACGCCTAAAGTTTACCAAACCCTGGTCTGGTGGGATATCTTATGATGACCAACGCAGGTATGTGGTAGCTAAATGTCATAAGCGGCAACAGAGACACAAGAAGTTTCGGTTTGGGTGGGAATGGGATCACTATCACAATACGTGGAAGGAAGATTAATGATTCGTGCATTGCATTGGATTACTGCATTCCTGGTCATACCTGTGATTGTGTTTATTGAATATCATATTGGAACATGGGCCCCAATTGAAGAAGTGCATAAGTTTCGCTGCAATTGGTTTGATAGTTTATCATATTTTTGAGAGTATTAAGGGATTTTTTAATAGAAATCAATAAGTTACATATTTTTAATGCAATTTATTTGAGTTGATGTAAAATAGGAAATGTAGTACATTAATTAACAAACAATCTTTTGAAGGAGTTCTAAATGAAAGTCAAAACCAAATCCGCTACCCTGGCCAAGATGGCCGAAGCTCAGGCTGCCTTCAAGGCTGCCCGTGAAACTTTCAAGGTCGCCATGACCGAACTGAAAGCTGCTCGGGCTTCTGAACTGAAAGCTGCTAAGGAACGAGTCGAGAATCTCGCCAAGGAGCGTGCTGCCAAGTCGGTGCTTCGCCTGGAGAAAGCGAAAGAAGCTGAGAAGGAGCGTGCTGCTAAGCGTGCTGCCACCATCGCCAAGCTGGAAGCTCGCCTCAAGGCTGAGCGTGAGAAGGCTCTGGTGGTCGGTGTCAAAGCCAAAAAAGCTGCTAAGAAGCCCTCCAAGGTGATCGTTACTAAAGGCAAGTAATTTCAGACCTTTAGTGTAACTTTAGATAAATAGTTTGAGCCGAGGAGGTCTCCTACCCCGATGCAATAAAACAGTTAATCATGTGAATTTCCTTAAAGGTTAAAAAAGAGGAAAATCCTACTTCGGTGGGATTTTCCTTTTGTATCAACACCATAAAAATATATGCCATAATAAATCAGAAATAACATATAATGTAACTCATGACAAAGACACTTTACATTTATCGAGGGGTTCCGGGTACTGGTAAATCTACCAAGGCTGCTAACTTCGCTCTGGAAAACAATCTGCATCACTTTGAGGCGGATATGTTTTTTGATTGGAATGGTCAGTATTGTTTTGATCCTAATCGGCTGAATGAAGCACATTCCTGGTGCCACGATATGGTTCGAAAGGAACTCAAGAAGGGAAATTCGGTGGTGGTGTCAAACACCTTCACCAAAAAGTGGGAACTGGAAAATTATTTGGTGACTGCATTCGAGGAGGACGCTAAGATCGTCATTACTCAGTGTTGCAAGGAATATGGCAACATTCATGGAGTTCCTGAAAACAAAATGAAGGTGATGCGAGAGCGATTCATTGATAATGATGAACTGATGGAAGTTTATAAATCCCCTGATATTACTTGGATCAAGTTGGAGAAATAAAATGAGTATTCAGATTATTCAATCGACTGAAGATACCTGGGATGTTATGACGGCCAATGAGGTTAAACTTGGTTTTATTTGGAAACGAGGAACTAAGTTCTTCAATCGGCCGCCGTATGAATATCTATATAAGTCGACAGTTGGTGCAGGACGAGATGGTCGTAAATATGGAGCTGTTTATCCCACGTTTGGTGAAGCAGAAGCTGCCATAAAATCATTATATGAACAAGTTGCACGTTCAATTCTTTCGTAGAATAAGAAAATGGTAAATGGGTAGAATGGAATGAATAAAGAAGAAATCAAGAATTGGGTTCTAAACAACCCAAAACTAGTTAAAATGGTGCCCTCCACCACGTATCCAGGACTTTACGTTCTTAAGTACTCTAGGACCGTATTCTACAATAATTTGTGGAATGATTATCTAATCAACATGCGTGGATTGGTAGTTGATAAGGACTTCAATATCATCGTTCGTCCATTCACCAAAATCTTCAATCGGTTTGAGAACAACACCGATATTCCTTTGGATGCAGATGTAGTTGCTGTTCGCAAAATAAACGGTTTCATGGGAGCTGTTACTCGAGACCCTAAGTATGGTTTGATTTTTTCAACTACGGGGTCACTAGATTCTGAATTTGCTGAAATGGTTCGTAAACATCTTGAGCACGTGAATTCATTGACCTTTTCAACTGGTCAAACTTATCTGTTTGAGATTTGTGACCAATCCGACCCACATATTATTCCTGAACTAAATGGGGCATATTTGCTTGATGTTCAGTTAGTTGACTGGGAGGACAAGCGCCCATTCTCGCAATCATATTTGGATGAAACCGCCTACAATATGTTTATTAATCGGCCAGAACACAAGGTCGCTAAGTTTGGTGATATAGTAAAGGAAGCCAAAGAATGCGAACATGAGGGGTTTGTGGTGCACCAAATCGACGATCCATACACTTCACTAAAGATCAAGTCGCCGTACTACAAATGTATAAAAGCAATTGCTAGAATTAAAGAAATTTCATCTCTAGACATTAAAAATGTAGATGAGGAATTTTATGATGTTGTAGCTTATGTAAAGAATATTGATGGATTTTCACATTTTACCGAAGAAAAAAGAAAAAAAATCGTAGAAGATTACTTAAGTAAAATGGAGATTTGATAAATATATGTGTAATAACAAAATAAGGAATTACTATGGCTTACACATATTTAATAATACACAAACCAACAGGTCTAATGTATTATGGGGTGAGATATGCAAAAAACTCAACACCCAAGGACCTCTGGGAAACATATTTTACAAGCAGTAAAGCAATAAAAGAATTAATTGAAATAGACGGCAAAGAGTCTTTTATAGTTGAGATTAGAAAAGTATTTGCAACTGCAGAAGATGCCACAACATGGGAAACTAAAGTATTGAGGAGACTGGGAGTACCAAATAATAAAAAATTTTTAAACAGAGGTTTAAATCATCCATTATCACAAGAGCAGAAAGAAGAAAGAATGTTAGAGGTTTATGGAGTTAAATATTGTATGCAGTCTCAAGAGTTGAGACAGAAGGCAGTAAATACATGGTTAGAAAAATATGGGGTGACAAACCCACTTAAGTCACCAGAAGTTAGAAGAAAATTAAAAAAAACATTAATGAAAAGGTATGGAGTAGAGCACACATGGTTAATACCAAAAGTAGGAGATAAATCTAGACAGACAATGTTACTTAATTATGGTGTTGAATGGCCCATGCAAAATGAATCTATTTTAAAAAAATCAAGAAAAACGCAGTATGAAAAATTTGGGTCATGGAAAATATCTTCAGATGAAGTGGTAGAAAAAAGAAAACGATCTAATATTGATACGTATGGTATAGATAATCCGTTTAAGGTTAGGGGTTTGGTGGCAGAAATAATGAAACAGAAATATGGAGTTGAAAATTGGTCTCAAACAAAAGAAGGGAAGGCAAGTATAAAAAAAGGTTGGAGTAATAGAGTTCTACTTAAATGTCCTCACTGTGAAGTAGAATCAAAAGCATACTCAAACATGAAAAGGTGGCATTTTGATAATTGCAAAAATAAACAGTGAAGAGGAGTTCTATCCCCTGTTTGAACACTTGACAGAAAATAAGGAATTTGTTACACTATCTGAACAAGATAGATTAATTATGATTCGTAACTTTTTGAATAAATGAAAACATTTCTGGTCAGCGATACACACTTTTATCATAAGAACATTCAAAAGTTCTGCCCGACCACACGTCCAGGCAAGGACTACATTGAAATGTCTGAGATGATGATTTACAATTGGAATTCTCAAGTCAGAAAAACTGACTTGGTGTATCATCTTGGAGACTTCTCTTTTGGTTCCTATACTGAAACTGCAGATACACTACGGCGACTGAATGGTAGGATCATTCTGGTTAAAGGTAATCACGATCAGATGGTACTCAAACCAGAACAGCGAACCAGGTTTGAGCGAATTGAGCCATACCTGGAAACCAAAATCAATGGTATTGATGTTGTCATGTTTCATTATCCTATTAAGGAGTGGAACAAAATGCATCGAGGTTCCTACCATTGCTATGGCCATGTTCATAACAAGGACATTGGACTGAACGACCGAAGGGCCATGGACGTTGGTATTGATGCTAGGCCTAATGGCGACATGATGCTGTGGGACTTTGACGAGATCCATGAGATCTTAGTTAAGCGTCCTATTATGACCCATCACGATGCAGAACGGGAGATGATTTAAAATGAACGTAATATATTTCATAGTTAGGTTATTTATTCTAGCATGTATAGTCTTTCCTTTCATGTTTATGTTACCTTTTATTTTTGACTTCTAATGAAAACTGAAATCAAAACACTAAAACTGAAAGGTAACCATGAGGGTCGTGACTTTATTGTTGGTGATCTTCATGGTAACTATGTCCTTTTACAAAAAGAACTCAACCGAGTTAAATTCAACCAGGAAAGTGACAGGCTATTCTGTACTGGGGATTTGATTGACAGGGGGTCCAATTCAGAAGAATGTCTTCACTTACTTTATGAACCTTGGTTTTATGCAACCATTGGTAATCATGAGCTAATGATGCTTACCTTTTTTGGTGAATATTACTCTTCAATTCATGATCGCAGAGATTTTATCAATAATGGTGGTGAATGGGCAACTACCTTATGTAGTTCATTACAATCCGAGTATGTGAGATTAATAAAGGATAAGATGTATGGTATCATTCAGGTGGGTGGAAGTAAAAATGGTTTCTTTGTTACGCATTCTGAGTTGGTTTCCTGTTATTCTTTTTTGGATGAGTTTGTATGGAATCGTAATCTTCTCCGTCACTTACGTGATCTCAGTTTGGTAAAGTCATCCGAAAATGTGGATTATAACGGTACAGATTACGACCAGAACTTTCGGATTACTTACGTGGGGCACAATCCAGTGAAGAAACCCCAATTTATAAACTCTGACAAAGTGACAAATCATCTCATGATTGATACTCATGCATACCGAACGGGTGTGCTTACTTTGATTGAACACGAAACGACAATGAAAGGGCTAAAATGCGGAAAGTACTAATCGCAGCTATGATTAGCATTGGGTTGGTGGGTTGTGGAGGTAATACATTCAAACCTAATACTTACGCTGAGCGAGTTGTGGGCTCACGTAGCTATGTGACTATGGCTAGAGTGGAATCTGTTCGGAAGGTTGAGATTGAGGGTGACACCTCTGGTATCGGTTCTGGTACCGGAGTGCTTCTTGGTGGTGCTGCTGGGTATAACACCATAGGTAAGGGATCAGGTAGAACTTACGGCGCTCTGTTGGGTGCCATGCTTGGGTGGGCGGCGTCCTCAGCAATCGAAAAGAACATGAATTCTCGTGCTGGTGTTGAATTAACTGTACTGACTGAGAATCGCAGTAGGTATGTGCTTGTTCAAGATGATGATGGGACAGTATTCAATGTTGGTGATGTTGTCAAATTAGTAGATAACAATGGTAAAACGAGGGTGATTAAGTAAGGAGATACACTATGATTCGGTTTTTCTTGATTTGGGGTCTTATCAACGCTGGTGTCTTTGCTTGGTTATACATTCTAACCTGGCGAGGAAAGAAAGTGGTGAAGGACTTTGGGCTTAAAATTCTTTTTTCTGCCCTATTAAGTGGCGCTGCATTATTTGGTCTATATTTTTTGAATACTATTTCGGGGGTTTAATTATGAAGAAGTCTATTCTTGCTATTGCTGTTGCATCTGTTGTTGCTGTGGGGTGTGGTCGTATTGAAACAGGTGAGGTTGGTGTTCGAACTGATTTTAACAAAACAGTTGAAATGAATGAACTTAACCCTGGGTGGTATGCTGCAGTTTTAACCTCTGTTGATCACTACGACATTAAGGAAACTCAGGTTGAATTTAACGACTTAACGCCAAAAGCAAAAGACAACCTGTTACTTAACGATCTAGACATTTCGATTTTCTATCGTGTAAACCCGGGTCAAGTAGCTGAACTATTGGTTAAATATTCTAGCATGACTGGAGTGGATAAAGAAGGACACAAATTCCCAGCATATCTTCTTCTTGAGCGAGTTGGTCGAGGCGCCGTATATGATTCTGTTTCTAAATTTGACTCACTCACAATGCACACGAAACGTTCCGAATTGGAGAAAATGATTCTTGATCGGACCCAGGAAGATTTGGATAAGGATGATAAAGGTACCTTCACTGTCACCAAAGTCATTGTTCGTAATCTAGCAACTGATCCTGCTCTTGAGGCTTCAATTCAGGCAAAGGTTCGTGTCGAAAACGAAATTAATGCTAAGAAGCAGCAAATTGAACTTGCCAAAGCTGAAGCAGAACGAATTCGTGTAGAGTCCGAAGGTCAAGCCAAGGCAAACCAAATCATTGCAAACAGTATCACCAATCAACTGATTGAACTCCGACGGATTGAAGCTATGCGTGAGTTTGCTGGTAAAGGAACTCACACTGTGGTGATGCCTGCAGACACCAAAGCTCTAGTAAATATTAAGTAAATTCAACGAATTACAAATAATTTACAAGGAATACTCATTTCCTGATATAATTGATTCATTGGTTATATTTTGAGCATAGGAAATGAGTATTCAGGTCTATTTTAGTGTTAAGTATGGGATGTTCGAAGGCAAGATCGATGGTAAGGTTGTATCTCGTGCCAAAACACCCGAACGAGTTCAGAACACAATCAATAAAATTCTGGCTACTGGTTCCTGCAGAAACAAAAATGCAGTGAAACCTGTTAGCAAACCCAAATTTACGATTGATTATGCTGTTCGAGATCGAGTTATCACTAAAACCGAGCAGATTAAAAAAGATGCAGAACGAATTTTCGGTACTGACCTAGACGGACTCAAAGTGTCATTTTTTAATCGTGGTTCTCGTGCTGGGTTTGCTAGATACAGCTCATTTGAGGTTGGGTTCAATGAGGTTCTCGCCAAGGAGAACCCGATCGAATTCGTAAATACGATCAAACATGAAATTGCGCACCATGTAGTTCGCAAAATACATCCATTTGCCAAACCTCATGGTCATGAGTTTAAAAGAACTCTTCTTTTGCTTGGTGGAAATGGGAAAACCTGCCATCAGATGGATGTTAGCAATTGTGCTCAAAAACGAACTAAGTGGGTGTATTCTTGCAATACTTGCAGTAAAGAATACAAGGTTGGTAAAAAGATTCATACCATTATCCAAACAGGCAACAGTCGTGGTTATCGTTGTAAATGTGGTAATTCAATCTCTTTTAAACACTCCATGGTGATAAAATGAAATATTCGTTTGCGGATCGTATTAGTCTGTTTTTAATCTTTCTTACTGCAGTATTCTTTATCGGTTTGCTGGTATCATACCCGCTAATGCTTCTCTGGAATTACTGTTTGGTTCCTGCTGTACCTGCAATTCAAGAGGTGGGTTGGCTCCAAATGTGGGGTCTCATGGTTCTGTTTCAAATCATACTTCGTCCTTCTGTTAGTGTGGAAAAATAAAATGTCTGAAAGAAAATTAGCCTCAATCCGCAAAATTGCGGAGATCAAACCAATCAATGGTGCGGATGCAATTGAGTGCGCCATGGTGGATGGTTGGGAGGTTGTCATTAAGAAAAATGAATTTCTAGTCGGAGACCACGTCGTCTATTTTGAAATTGATTCGGTCCTCCCAGTCAAACCAGAATTTGAGTTTCTACGCAAATCGTGTTATGTGCAGCGTGATTGGTTGCCTGGGGGCGAAGGATTTAGACTTCGTACCATCAGGCTTCGTGGTCAAGTTTCTCAGGGACTTATTGTCCCCATGAGCAGTGTTGATATTGATTGGGATTTGCTGCCTGAAAAGTGGTGGGAAGTTCAAAAATACACCAATTTCGATCTAACCAAAACACTCAATATCACCAAGTGGGATCCGCCAGTTCCTACCCAGTTGGTTGGTCAGGCACACGGAAACTTCCCTTCGTTTGTTCCTAAAACAGACGAAGAGCGTTGCCAAAATCTAACCTCGGAAATTGAACAAGCATTCGATTCTGGTGAAGAGTTTGAGATTAGTTTAAAACTTGATGGGTCTTCATGCACCACTTTCCTTAACGAAAAGGACTTTGGTATCTGTTCCAGGAATTTTTGGTTGAAGGATAACGAAGAAAATAAGAACAACTCATTCATTCGAGCAGTTCATGATAGTAACCTGCCTGAAGCGATGTATAAGCTGTCGAGGAACGTTGCCATCCAGGCAGAATTGATGGGGCCTGGTGTGCAGGGTAACCGTGAAAATCTTTCATCCCTAACACTATTTGTATTCAATATCTTTGACATTGATCGTCAGGAATACATGAGTGCTGTGGATAGGGTGGAATTCTTTCAGAGTCTTAAGGAATTCGGATTTAGTGGTGAGCATGTTCCTGTACTATATGAGAGAACCAAATTACCGTTTAGGTCTGTCTCAGAACTACTGAAATTTGCGGAAGGACCGTCGCTTAGAAATTCTATTAGAGAAGGAATCGTATTTAAGAGTCTTAGTAGAGACTTTTCATTCAAAGCAATTAACAACCAATTCCTTCTACAGGAGACGTACAAGTGAATACAGGGGATGTTGTTAAAGTTCTAAATATCCTTCTGGCTAGAACATCTGCTTCTCGAAGGCAGATGGGTGAGGTGTATGAAAGAAACATCATCCAGGAACGATCACGTTATCAAAACCCCGACTGGACCAGGATTGAGGGTGCTGTAGCAATTGAGAATGAAATTCGTAAACTGATAAAGGAAATAGAAGATGACTCAAGTTCTTAATATTTTGATGAAAGAACAGCAAAACAAGTACCAACACTTTGATCCAAAGAATACAAACCACCTTAAGGCGTATAAATCCTTGCGGTTTGATGGTAGACAGCTTCCAGATTATCGATTCTTTGTTGAAGAGCCATACTTGGATGTGTTTTCGATGATGCAAGCCAAAATATGTGATACGTACATTAGTGAGGCTGTGAAATGAATCTAACAATGCTGTTGCTTATAATTTGGTTGCACTTCCTTGCAGATTTCATTATGCAATCCGATCGAGTTGCTCAAGCAAAAAGTACTAGTAACGTAGCATTGAGTGAGCACGTTCTCACATATCAACTACCATTCTTAGTGATGGTACCGTTTGTGTTTGAGTCCTTAATGGTTGGTGTTGCTTGGGTTTGGATTAACACATTGGCACACTGGGTGACTGATTATTTCACTAGTAGACTCTGCAGCAAATTATGGGGTCAAGGTGAACGGCACAACTTCTTCGTAGTCATCGGATTTGACCAAGCAATTCACTTGACAACTTTAATCACTACCTATATAATGTTATCATAATGTATAGAATACTACACAAACCGTCGGGAAAGTGGGTGTCTTCTGGAGGTAGTCATATCACACTGACTGATATGGAAACTAAAAGTAAGATTTTCCCTAATAAGGGCATCCTGAGAGCACATATAACAAAAGCACTCAAGTCATTTCAATATTACGGTGTCTATTACAAAAACGTGGATGAGTGGGAATTTCAGGAGATTGAGTATTCGATAAAGAAGTCCAGCAGTCTCATGGAGGTAATTGAGCCTAATAAGATTTTGGGTATGTTGAAAGGTAAGTGATGCAAGTTTTTGATATTGTAAATGGTTCGTTTGAGTTGTTTGGGGCATACTTTACTTGGATGAATTTTATCACTCTAAAACGTGATAAGCAGGTAAAAGGTATCTATTGGCCCACAACTATGTTTTTTGCTGCGTGGGGTTTGTGGAACTTAATTTACTACCCAGCACTAGACCAGTGGTTTAGTTTTTGGGGTGGTGCTGTTTTAGTGGGTGGCAACCTTGCTTGGGTTGTGTTGGCAGTTAAATATCTTTACTTTACAAAAGAGGTGGCTAATGAAAACCCCAGTGCATATTCAAACTAAATTTGGTCTTGATTACTATTTGTTCATTCACGATGAATTTAACAAGAATAAAGAAAGTGGACTACAAGAATTTTTCAGAGATTTATTGAACTCAGAATGTAACAGAACATCGAAAGAAATAGATACATTTTTAGATAGTGATGATGCTGCTAGAAAACACAAAATGCATGACGAGGATATAGATGGTTGGAATTGGTATAAAGGTATGAGTGACAAATATTCAATTTTAAATTATTATCGAGGTAGAAAGTGAAGGAAACAGTATTTCATAAATATGAAACAGTAGGATCTGGAGATACTTATTACACTACGTCAGAACCAGTATTCAAGGAAATTGACGGTATTAAGTATATTGAGGCAACACCAGATTTCCATCGGGTTGCATTTATTAGATTTGATATGTTGAGGTATATGGGAAATGAAACTAAAAGGCTTAGTTGATTGGTACTTTGGTTTGGGTATGTTAAGTCAAACATTGATGGTGTCTGCGTTATTAGCTTCTGGTATTGCTTTTGTGGTTTTATTCCCAAAAACCACATTAGTTTTAACTGCTATTTTTGTCTTTTTGATCTGTGGGTGGGTGATAGCCATGGCAATTAAAGAGTGCGATCCGAAAAAATACCACAGGAACCGTAAATAATGTTTTTAACAGAAGCTTCGTTCCAACTAAAAGTTGAAGAAATAGTTCAGGTAAAACGACTATCATATATGGATGCCGTACTACATTTCTGTGAAGAAAACAATATGGATCCATCTGATATTTCTAAAATCGTATCGTCCAACCTGAAAGAGAAAATAAGATTGGACGCCATAGAGGATGGATTAATGAAAAAGACTGCAGTTTTACCTATATGAGATGCAATCATGAACGGCTGGGAAGTTTTCTTGGTGTTTCATCCACTTCATCTTCACTTCACAACTGAATATGACATATTCAAATATCGCCAAAAGGTCCGTGGCGTTTCTTTTGAGGCATTCCAAAAGAGAAACGACCGGACATTCTTCGATCGAATTGCAACCAAGGCACAAACAAAGGAAAAAGCGGCAGGTCTGTGCCTTGCTAACTTCATCTATGAGTCAGGTAACTGGCTCCACCAAGACCTAAATTATTCTTGGTCTGTTTATACTCTATGGATTAAGAATAGAAAACAGATTAAAGAAAACGTCGAGCACGATCTAACACTGCTAGAAAATCTAATCAAGTCACAAAAGGTTGAAAGTAATGAAAAACTTTACACTAAAACTGGAAGAGGTGGTCTTCCGCCTCTGCTTCAATTATATCAGACTAAAAAGATTCTTCCTGAAACAATCTGTCTTCTTAATAGGAATCATCAGTTCCTACATAATTGGGTTGACTTGGTTTCTAGTGACCCTTTGGCATCTGATTGTGTATTCAGATTGATTAAATATACACCCTTTTGTAACTTTTCTAAACTGGAGGATTTGGCGGTAAATGTCTGATTCAAAGAAACGCAGTAATAAACACATTTTTGACGATGATCGAATTGAGCAAAAAAATGCTGGTAAGAAAAAGCACTCTACTATGCGAGAGTTTGACGACGAAATTGATCTGGAAGAAGATGATCCATACATAGATTTAATCGATGATCGTCTTTTGAGGAGAATAAAGTGACCCACTCAATATACAATACTAAAACATTGTATGAGAAGGACTCAGACGGAAACTTTGCGCCGGTTAGTGAATACTTAACACAAACTTTTAATCATGGTACCTGGTTGATTGTATCCAAACCAGGAACTATCTCGTATCAGAAAATTGATCCTCAATATGACTTAGTTATGGCGGTGGTATCTAATATAGAAGATGAACTAACAAAATACATAGTCGAAACAACCGAAGGTAGAACTAGTGGTAATTCAAAAGAAACTATAGAAAAGTTCAATAAGTTCTGCACAAAGAATAAGATCCATTGGATAGAAATAGATTCAGCACATAAAATAGTTGATCATATAATCAACCTCCTGCAGGAGAAGGTTGAAGCTAAAATGACTAACGATAGTATTCGACGTGCTAGTGAACATCTAAATCTGCTGGTTAAACTGAGTGACAATTAAATCTACAATGTGCTTGCTAGAATTATCACCTACTAGCAATAACGTTTCATCGAGGACATATCTAATAAAGTATGACACCGCACTTGGATATATAAATCTAGTTCGAAATAGTGATAAATTTGGTGAATCCGATATAATCAATGCTATTGGTATCAATTATATGGATGAC